GAACTTACTAGATATGCAGTTAAAGTGGCTATATTAAATGGTGCTTATACTATTAATTATATAGATACTATAATTTATAATTGGCAAAAATTAGGAATTAAAAGTGTAAGCCAAGCACAAGAAGAAACTAAACGACATAGAGATAAAAAAATAAGCAAAAAAGCAGATTGTAAACCTGAATGGTTTGATGTTGATGTAAAAAAAGAAGAAGTAGAAACTAATGAAAACAATGAAATGGAAAAATTATTAAAAGATTTTAAATAAAAATGTAAAATACAATTGACAAAAATTAAAATAAGGTGTATAATTAATATGTAAATGAAAGGAGAAAAGAAAATGGTAAATCAAGTTATATTAGTTGGAAGATTGACTAATAAGCCTATATTAGAAGAAAGAGGAGATAAAGTATATTCAAAAGTTACTTTAGCAACACCAAGAAGTTATAAAAATATAAATGGAGAATATGATACAGATTTTATAGATGTTGTATTAATTAATAAAGTTGCTGAAAGTTGCGTTGAATATTGTGAACAAGGCGATATGGTAGGCGTAAAAGGTAATTTGCAAAGATTAAAAGATAAAGATTTAGAAGTCCATGCTGAAAAAATCACATTTTTATCAAGCAAATTGCACAAATAAAAAAAGAAAAGGAGAACAAAGAAAATGAAAGAAGAAGAAATTAAAAAGATGAACATCTATGAAAAGATGTCATTAATAACTGAAGAAATAGGAGTTATTGAAAAAGGATTGGTTGTGTCTATAAGCAAAACAAATAGTTATAAAGCAGTATCAGAAAGAGATGTATTAGATGGAGTAAAACCTATAGAAAAGAAGTATAGAGTTTATAGTTATCCAGTAAAAAGAGAAGTGATTGATAGAGACACTTTAGTAAAAGAAAGTGAATACAATGGAAGTGTAACTAAAACTAATACATTATTTATGAGAATAGAGACTACTTATAGATTTGTTAATATAGACAACCCTAGTGAGTTTATTGAAACAACAGTCTATGGAGATGGCTTAGATACAGGCGACAAAGCACCAGGAAAGGCAATGACATATGCTGATAAATATGCACTTATGAAAGCATATAAATTAAGTACTGGAGATGACCCTGACAAAGAGGCAAGCCCAGAAAATGGGTACAAAAAAGCCACTAAACAAGTTGGCACTGCAAAGATAAGCCCTAAACAAATGGAACTTATACAAAAATATTATCAAGGCGAAAATTTAACAAAATTATTAGAAGTAAATAATCTTGAAAAGTTAGAAGATATGTCTATTAATAAGGCAAGCGAAATATTAAGTAAACTATTTGCAAAAAAGGAGGACAAGTAATGAATAATTTAATAGTAAAAAAAGAAGAAAATTATCAATTAACAGATACGATTATATCAGAATTAAGATTAATTGATGAAGAAGAAAAAGAATTAAAAGAGAAAAAAGAAAAGATAAGAGAAATCTTATTAAAAGAAATGGAAGATAAAAATATCTTAAAATTAGAAAGTGAGAATATTAGTATTACTTACAAAGCACCAACAGAAAGAGAAACATTTAGAACAAAAGATTTTAAAAAAGATTTACCTGATTTATACGATACTTATGTAGAATTCACACCAGTTAAAAGTTCATTATTAATCAAGATTAAATAATGCAAACTTGGACTATAGGTGATTATGTTATAGAATATTGGGAAGATAGCCATCTTTATATATGTAATGGAATTATTCTTCCCTCTATAACAACAATATTAAAAAAGAAATTTGGAAATAAGTATCAAGGGGTAGATGAAAGAATACTCGAAGTAGCAAGCCAAAGAGGTACTGAAATGCACCAAGCAATTCAAGATTATGAAGAAGATGGTATAAATGACCTTAATAATAGAGAACTTCAAAATTATATATTCTTAAAGAAACATTATAAATGGCAAGTAATAGCCTCAGAGATACCAGTAATCTTGTCTCTAGATGATGTTCCAGTAGCAGTAGGCAGATTAGACCAGATAATAGAAATGAATGGTGAAAGAGGAGTAAATGACTTTAAAAGAACAGCCACATTCGATCGAGAGTATGTAGCATTCCAGACTAATCTTTATAAGATAGCCTATGAGCAAAGTTATCATATACCTTTATCATTTGTAAGTGGTACACATTTAAGAGAAGAAAAAAGAAAATTCTATAAATTGCCAGTAAATGAAGAAATGGCGATGAAATTAGTAAAAGAATATTTGGAGGAAAAAGAAGATGTATAAGAATATGTATTTATTAGAAGTAATAATTATAATTATAGCAGTAGTTATAAGAATAGTTATATTGAGTAACCAAAAAAATAACTGTATAGAAAAAGGTGGCTCAGTAATAACAAATTCAATCGGCATCTATGAAAAATGTATATATGGAGAAGAAAAATGACACAAAATGAAATGATAATCAAATATCTAAATGAACATGGTAGTATAACTACTTATGAAAGTTATTCAAAATTATTTATAACTAGGTTAAGTGCTAGAATATTCGACATAAAAAATAAGTATGAAATAGAGTTTGATGAAGAATGGGTAACAAAAAAGAATATTTATGGTAAAACTTGCAGTTTTAAAAAGTATATTCTAAAAAGAAAGGAAGAAAAAGATGTATAGATTTAAAAAAGAAAAATTTGATAAAATAAAATTAAATCAATCAAAAATAGCAGAAGAAGTTGGAATAACTAGACAGTATATGAATAGTATATATAATCAAGCAACATTATGCAAAAAAACAACAGCATACGCAATAACGAAAAGCATAGATAATAATGCTGAAATAAAAGACTTTTTTGAAGAGGCAAGATAATGAGTATTAGAAGCAAATTTTGTGAATTCGATAAAGAAACAAGAAAATATATAAAAAAAAGAGATAATAATAGATGTATCTTTTGTGGAAATAATAGGGCTTTGCAAATAGCACATATATTCTTATCAAGGGCAAAAGGTGGCAAAGGATGTAAAGAAAATGGAGTTATGTTATGTATTAAATGTCATCAAGCATTAGATAATGGTAAAGACACATCATTAAGAGACCAAATAAACCAATTTTGCAGGTCGTATTTAATCAAAAAAGAAAACATAATAGATTTATCTAGTTTGATGAAAACACTTAAATATGATAAAAAAAACAACCTTAGAGAAAAAATTATAATATCAGAAGAGAAAAAAGAAATAAAAGATAGATGTAAAAATTGCAGATTATTAGAAAAAAGGCAAGTCAAAGGTAATTCAATACCTACATATTATTGCAGATACAGAAAAATAAGAATAACAAAAAATACAGAGGCTTGCAAAGATTTTAGGAGGATAAAATGAAACCAAATGAATTAACTGAAAAGGAAATAAAAAAAATACAAAAAAAGTTTCCACAAATTAAGAAAAGGATACCAAAAAAAAGATTAAATAAAGAAGAAATACAATACAGACAAGCACAAAGAAAAGCAAAATGTGAGAATATATGTATATTCTTAATAACTATGTTTTTCTTAACAATGATAATAGCAAGTATATTAGTTCTTTACTTGATGTGGACTTATAAATGGTAAGGAGGAAGAATAAATGGATAATGATACATTAGCAGATTATTGGAGAGATGTAAGCCCAATATTAAAAGAGCAAGCACAAGAAAAAAGAGAAAACTGTTTTAATGATAGATTAGAATATGCTAAAAAACAATTTGAGGAAAACGATATTCCTTATAAGTTATGTAATGAAACTATAGGACATTTTAATTTATATTGTAGTAAAAAGGTAATTATGAGTTTTTGGAGTTATACAGGTAAATTATATATTCCAAGCACTGGTTTTAGTGATAATGTTGGAATTAGAAATTGCATAAGAAAATATAAGAAAATGGTAGGTGATAAATAATGAATGCTAAAGAGATGTTTGAAGATTTAGGATATAAATATCAAGAGAGTTACTTTGAACAGGAACTTAATGAAATTAGATATATAAGAACAAATAAGTTTGCAACTTGCGTGGTTTTTAATCTTAACCATAAGTGCATTAAAACATTTAGATTTGATGATGAAAACAAAAGTGCTTGGTATGATTCGGAGTTGTTAAAGGCAATAAATAAACAAGTGGAAGAATTATGTTGGAATAAGGAGGGTTAAATGATTTTATACATACCATTAATATTCTGGGGGTTAATTGGTATAGGAGCAATTATTGGATTAATTATGATGATAAAGGAGTGGAAGAATGAATAAAGAAATATTAGAAATAACAAAAAATTTTCATGACACATATGAAAAATTGGCTAGCGAATATGCTTACAAAACAAGAGAAGATACAAAGGTATTTGATATTAATTCAAACAATGGGAAACTTATGTATGCAACAGTTAATGAAATTGTAAGCCCTATTTTAAAAGAAAACCAAGAATTAAAAGATAATTGGAATGAATTAAAAAAATATATACAAGATATTTGTTGCTATGATGAGGTGGGATTGAGAATAATAGACCCGAGTTATTTAGAAGATAAAATTGCAGAACTAGAAAGAGGTGGAATAAATGAAAGATAGAGAAGAATATATAAGTATATTAGAACAAGATAATGCAGAATTTAAGAAACAAATTGAAGTATATCAAAAAGTACTTGATGATACTATGTCAGAAAAAATGGACTTGGAAGAAGAAAATAAACAATTGAAAGATAATTGGAATAAATTAAAAGAAGTTATAAGAAAAAAACAAGACTATTATAGGTATGTTAAAGATAATAGATATAGAAAATTTTTGTCTGAACTTTTAGATAAAATGCAAGAATTACAAGGAAGTAGAGAGTGATGAGTAAATGAGTAAAATGTTATCTAAAATGAATTTAATATCAGTAGTTCAACAATTGCCTAAAGAAGATATAGAAACTATACAAGGATATGTTGAAATGATTGAAGAAAAAAATCAAGAATTAAAGAAACAACTTGAAGAAATAAATAAAATGATAGAAAAATGTGGTTTTGTAAATATAGAACAAGTAATGCTTAGTTACTGTGCCTTAATTGCTCAACAAAAAGAGTTTATAAATTATTTAGAAGATGAAAAAGATAGATTAGCGAGAGAATGTAGTAATATTTATGAAGATAGTTTAGGACATACTAGGTTAGTGAATGAAGATATATTTGATGAAATAAATGATGTTTTAAAAAAATATAAAGAAATAATAGGAGATGATAAATAATGAAATTAGAAGTTGGAATGTATGTAAGGATACAAAATGATGTTGAAGATATAGTCGTTATAAATAAAATTGCAAATGTATTTGAAACAACTATATTAACTGAAAATGATGGTAGTATCCATCAAGGAGAATATACAAAAGAAAATGTAGTTAAAGCCAGTTATGATATAATTGATTTAATAGAAGAAAATGATTATATAAATGGTTTAAGAGTTGAAAAAAATAAATATGGAAAATTATATACAAGTTATGTTTATTATGGTGGAGATATTGGAAAACAATGCGAAGTCTATACTACTTGGTTAAAAGATTATAAAATTGAATATATAGAAACAATAGTAACAAAAGAGCAATTTGAAAATATGGAATATAGAATAGGAGAATAAGTATGAGATATTATTATGAATATAAAGAAAAAAATGGTTGCAAAGTCGGTGGGCATAATTTAGAAAACATTAATTTATTTGATGATTATATAAGATTAAGTGGTGTAGACATAATACCTACAATTTATGATTGCGAAAAGCATTATTGGTCTATTACTTTAGATATAAAAAAAATAGAATATTTAAAAATAGAACCAATGTTGGAATAAGGAGAATGATTAAAATATGAAAATAACAACGTATGAGTTATTAGGATTAGTAAAAGATAGTAAAGCACCTAAAAAAATAAAATATGGTAATGTAAAACTTACATATAATGAAGGATGCGAAGATTATTATCCTTATTATGGCGAAGGTTTATTTGAATATAAATTTGGAAATTGTAAAAATTTTCTAAATGATGAAGTAGAAATAATAGAAGAAAATAAAAAGATAGAAAAAATAAAGATTTTAATTGATGACATCAATACAGAATATGTAGCAAATGATAAAGGTGAAAAATTAAGTTATTCGAAGAGTGATTTAATGTTTGCTGATAGAATCAATGAATTAATTGATGAATTAAATAAATTAAAAGGAGAAAAGTAATGGAATTATGGATTAGAAGTCAAGATAAAAGTAGTATTGTTAAAGTTGATAATTTATATGTCAGTGTTGGAAATTATATTTGTTATTATGTAGAAAAAGGTAAAGAAGTACCTGGAACTTATTATAGACCAAGTGGAGAACTAGGAAGATATGAAACAAAAGAAAGATCATTAGAGGTATTAGATGAAATACAAAGACTTATAACCGATTTACAATA